ACTGATTGAGATTAAATTGATCTGCCATTGTCTTGTCCTAATAAACTAGCAAGATTGATAGGTTGTGGCTGGAATTGTGTGCCAAGCAAGCCAGATGTTCGTGCCTGAGATGCTAATAGGTTTAGCATATTTGAATAGTCCACAGAACCAGCAACCATTCCACTAGCGGCTTGCCCTAATTGCTGGTCTTGTTGAGGTTGATTTCCTCCGGTTGTGGAGTTATATATGTTTCTTATTGTGTTTGCAGTTCGTAATGTTTCAATAGGATTTTCTTTTGCTGTTTCAAATGCAGCTTTTGCCAAACTTTCTAATCCGGGCAATGTTTTAATTGCATCGTATGCTTTTGGATCAAACGGGATGCTTCGATCAATAATTTCTACTGGATTTGGAATGTTTGGAGGCGCTGATGTGGGTGTTACTGGTGGCGTGGTCGGTAAATTAGGAGTTCCACTAGGAGTTAAAGCACTAGCAGCTATCAGACTAGCACCGATCTCTGGGGCTAATGTAAACCCTGCCGGTGCTACCAAGCCAGTTACACCACCAGCGCCAGCGGTTAGACCTGTAACCCCGCCTGCGCCTGCTGTTAAACCCGTGCCACCAGCAGCGCCACCAGCCGCGCCAGCGGCTCCACCAAATGCCTCTGCTAGATACGGAGCACCGAAGTAAGCGGCGGCGGCAAGAGCCGCAATGTTTAGCGGATTTTCATACCACTTGTCTTTTTCTGGGGCTTTTACAATCTCGTTGGGTTGTGCGAGGGTTCCCAATACAGATGGGTCTGGTGCAAGATTTGTGCCATATTTTTTGTTGTAGTCTTGGACGGCTTTGATGTATTGGTCGTCAAGAATACGCTTTTGGTTTATTGATCCTTCGTCCGATGACCACGGGCGGTCAATGGTGCTACCAAACCGCTCAACAGAAGCTCTGGAGTAAGGCTCAAAAACTTGTCTCCAGTCAGGAGGAGCCTCTTTTGCAATTGCCTTTGCCTCTGGGGTGTTTCCGTACAACTTGTCCCACGCGCTTTGTTGGCGCTGTGTTTCTGATTGAAGATCGGCGACTTGTCTTTGGACATCTTCTGGAGCAGCTCTTGCTAGGTTTAGAGGGGTTCCAAATCTAGCCTCATGTAACTTATTCCACTCTGCCGCAACACCGCTAAATGTAGGTCTAGCAGGAACACCGTTTAATAATCCACCAGATAACTTAGTAATTTCCTGCTCTGGCAGTTTTAGTGCGGTGGATAAGTCTTTTGCGGTGAGATTTAACTTGCTTGCCTCCCTAGCAACATCAAACTCGTTTCCACCCCTGCCCATTATTTCAGAGACAAGCGTTGTGACTTGCTGGTTTATGTTTTGCCTGTTTGCAACATCAAACCTAGACTGAGTATCAGCAAGCGATAAGTTTGTTGCCGAAGCAACCTGCGCTGGATTTACGCCATAGGTCTGCATAGCAGCCGCAATCTGAGCATCTGTCATGCCCGGATTGGCCGCTAAGAAGTTTTGGATGTCTTCAGATGTAATAGCCATTTAGGACCTGAATCCTAAGAGTCCTCCAACCGCAGCACCGAGAATAGAGTTTGGTATGCCAAATGTTGAACCACCAATTTCTTTACCGCCTAAGAATCCAAGCGTTCCAAGTCCAATAGCCTGTCCGGTTCTGCTTGTCTGAGCCTGCGGCATGATCGCTTGTGATTGTCCCATTGGGGTTCCGTAGACGCTTGACAGATACCCTTGGAGTTGCTGGTAGGGAAGTTGTTGGCCGTATTGGAATCTTTGGATCTGCTCTTGCAGGGGCTGAGCGGCGATTTCTTCTCTTGCGGCTCCAACCTGACCCAATGCTTGTGATGGCAGGAAAGATGCTTGGAAGAAACTAGGGGCGGCTTGTGCCAAAGAAGACTGAGCCAGTTGAGCCTGTTGCTGGAGTCCACGCTCGCGGCTGTAATCTTGGTATGCAATGTTCGTGCCAACATCACCCAATGCGCGACCGTAAGCCTCTGTGGCTGCGGCTTGCGCCCTTTGCATTGCACCAGAACCGTAGCGACCAGCTCTGGAAAACCCGCTAGCAATCCCCGGCAGAACCTGAGACTCAAACTGTTGGGTAATCGGTCGGGTAGCGGCTTCAATTGCCCGTTGTTGCATCGGAGAGCCTTGCAGGAACCCTCCGGCGGCGGTTTGGCCTAGTTGCCCCAAGGAAGCCTGATAAGCTTTCTGTGCGGCTTCTAATGAGGGTTGTGCGCCACGGGCAAGTGCTTCTTGTTGGGACAGGGCGGCTAGGGTTTGTTCGCTTGGCGAAACATACATCTGACCCGGAAAAAGTTGTGGCTGTTGTCCTGTCAGGAATAACTGCTGTGCTCTTTGTAACCCCATCTGCAAGTAGGGTTGAAGTGCAGGGTCGATCCGTGACTGTGCGTTTGTGCCGGCAGGAAGTGCTGACGGAAGAGTGGCCGTAAAGTACCGGGACTGAACATCCGCAATCGGAAGTCCTGTCGTTTTTGCAACCATCTCTGGGGTGTATTTGTTGGTCTGCATCCATTGGGCAATCTGTACATCTGTTGCCATAGGGTTTGCAGTCAAAAACTGCATGAGCGGGTCCACAGCCGGTGCAACAGGGGTAGTAGCAGGGGCTTTAACAGGACTAGTGGTTGCCGTAGTTGTGGCAGGGGTTGCCGTAGTAGCAGGGGTTGCAGTAGTAGCGGCAGGGGCTGCGGCTGGAGTCGCGGCAGGAGTTGCAGCCGGAGTCGCGGCAGGCGGGGCAAAGTAAGACTGCACCGCGCTCAGAGGTGCGTTTAGCGCAGTAGCAATATCCTGTTGGCTTATACCAAAGGTATTGATAATGTTATTTTGAGTCGCTAACGGAGATGCCGTAAATGACGGGTCTGCTGCTAGTCTTTGTATGAACTGAGCTTTTTGTTCTTGTGTTTCAAAAGCCATATTGGTCACCCTACGATAACGTAATCAAAAGTTCTTCCGGCAATGCTGTTGGGGGCGTGAGAAATCGTCGCGCTTCCATTAGCAGTTGCAGAAACGAAAGGATCAAAATAAACATTGCTGGTATATCCGTTTGTGGATAAGTAGTGCATGGTTGCAATTACAGACGGTGTGGCAGGTCTAGTCGGGCTGCTTCTCGTTGGTATTTGCTCTAATGACACGTTGGTACTGGTTGCGCTCCACATAATCTCTATGTAATCGTCTTTTGCAAGGTCAACATATAAATTTAACGCAGCAATCAAACGTCCATCTGCACCGCCATGACTGTTTGGTACGGAAAAGTCGCTGTTGCTGTTAGGGATGTCTGTGCCGTTCTTACGGAACCAAATACTTGCGTCTTGAATCTGTACGTTGGTGTTGTTTAACTGTGCGCTGAACTGCAAGTTATAAATCCCTGAATACCCGGCAACCAGCCGAGAGTTGTTGGATAACGTCACGCCATCAGAAAAGTCCGTGGTGTCATACGTCATCGCATACGCAGTTGTCGTACTTGCGATAGTTTGGTCTTGCGTGCTGCTAAACGACCCGTAGGGGAACTCTTGGCTTGCAGCAGTCTGTGAGGTCGGAACCAAAATGACTACAGAGTCACCACCAATCCGCGCATCCGTGATGGTGGTTGTGGTAGCACCACCTGTGGCAATCGTTACAGAGCCAGTATTGTTGGTCTTGCCGTTCATAATGTTGTTGACCACCTCGGAAATCTCACGAGGCGATCCACCCTGATACGGTAAAACCCTAAAATTCATCTTACACCCGCTGGCACGATGTCGTAATCAATGCCGATTGCCGTTGTCCACGACCCAGACGGCTGAATCGAGAGGCGGTGATAGCGGCCAGTCGTTCTAAAAGCGGCTCTGCCTTCGCTATCGGCGGCGCTATACGCGCTTAACGTCACAGCGTCTGCAAGGCGGTTACGGCTTGCGTAGGCTACAGATGCCCCGCCGTTGTCAACAAGCGGGCGGCTCATGTTCAGCATACTGTAGGAGCCAGGAATCTCAATATCGCCGGTGTTGATGGTTCCGGTAAGGTTTGCCCCAGAGAAGGTGACAATTTTTGCACCATTTCCACCCACAAACTGCGACTTACCACCAGTCCAGATACGCGAATCAAGGCTAGAAGTCAGAGAATCTAGCGTTCCAAAGACGTCCAACGCCTCTAATGTATAGGCCGGAGTAGCAGACTGGGATACAAAATCAGCCGTTGTTTCAGCGTGAGACCACCGCTGGATCTCAAAGTTGTAAATCA